CCTCGCGGGCGTAGTTATTGCCGGTCAGCTCGGTGCCGCTGTTGTCGTCGTTAAACGAACCGGTCGACAGGCCGACGTAAACAGTTGCTGGCATCGTGTAGGCGCCGGTGCCTAAGATGTGGTCGAGAATTTCATTCTCAAGGTAGTCGGACATAGCAGACATAGTTTAGCTCTCCACTGCTGAATTTTGGCGTTGATATACACTGCTGATAAACAACGACCCCGTGCCATAATGCGAGCGTTGCTCATCGACCTTGATCTCTTCAAGCGCAAGGTTGAACCGTTGCAGGTACTGCGACGCACGCGTCTCATCTAGCAGGTAAGCATACGCCTCGGCCAGTGCGCCGTAAAGGTAGGCGTCGGGCGACCGGCTCAGGATGTTGTTTGTCTGGTTTACGGCTGACAGCGCATCAATCGTGCCGATGTAGACGATCTCGACCGTGTACGTTGTGTCGGGGATCGGGCGCAGTTTGATTTCGTCGCCGATGATGCTGTAGCCAAGCGGCTTACCCTGACCGCCCGACGAAAACTTTATGTCAAGCGCCGACGGGCTGTAGTAAGACAGCACGGTCAGCGGTGCGGTGTTTAGCTTCACCTCGCGCACCTCGCGCAAGTCAACCGGCAGGGCTAGGTATTCGTTGCCGCCAACAGTCGACGCGGTGACGCGCTTTTCCTGACTGCGTGTCTCGAGCTCGCGGCTCATGCGTGCCTCGGCCATTGTGATGAAGTCTGGTATCTGCGACGTTAGGTCGTCGCGCGCCAAGAAGTCGGCTATCGCCAGCTTCAGATTGTTGTAGGTATCGACTGCCATTATACGGTTCCGCCGCCTGTTCTAAAGTCACGGTTCTGATGATCGTTCAGCCACGCCTTCCAACCCTTCGGGTTTTCCTGCGGCGTGCCAAGCGTCTCAATCAGGTGATTATACACGACATTAGGTATTTCCGCTACATGTTGCATGTGGCGCTGGGTATTGCCGATCATACTGCCCTTTGAGTAGTCGTTGTTCATCTGCCGGTTTAGCTTTACCAGCGTGTCGAAGCGTTGCTTTTGCTCAATGACAGTCGAGCCGTCATTGTTCTGGTGCATGTACACTTCTTTTTTGGTGTGTGGGTCTGTGTATAAGACGCGCTTCATATTACCACCTATGAATTAGAAGAGAGGGGGCAGTCGCCCGCCCCCTCAGTGATATTACGAACCGTTAAGGTCAAACACAACAGCGTGTGCCTTTGGTGCGGTTGGCTTCAGTGACCATTCTGTCACAAGGTGTGATGTCTGAGCGTCACCGTCCTTGGCCAAGTCTTCCTCAAGGAAGTTACGACCTTTCAGTGTGCAGATTGACACATAGTCTGGGTCAATCAAGAACAAGCGATCGTTACCAAGTAGCCGAGACGGAACGGCCTCCACAGTACCCCAGTCGGTCAAAAATACGCTAGTGGAACCAACATAGGCGACCTCTTTAGCCGCAGTCATGTTGACGTCGTTTGACACCAAGTTACCTGTGGCTGACAGGTCTGAGAAGTTGGCGCGGTTAGTTGCAGACGCAACCATAAGACGAGGATTACCGCCGTCTTCCCACGCGTCCTGCATGCCGTCCTCGATCAAGGCAAGTGTCAACGGGCGAGCCGTGCCTGACGTGATCGTTGTTGTGCCGTCGGCACCAACAGCGAAGGCGCCAGTTGCGCCGACTGAGCCGTTTGACATCCAGCAAGTCAGTGACGCTGACTTACGAGGGTCAGAGCCGTCACGGGCAACGTCGGTGTCACCGATTGCCTTTTCGATGTCGCGGCGCAGTTCGAGAGCCTTCAACACCTTCTGGTAGTTGTGTTCCCGCTCACGCCCGGCTGTGTCAACAGCGTCCAGAGTACCAGAAGTCGCGAAGACTTTCTTGGAAATCTGGTGGTAGTTGCCCACGCGTGATGTTGGGGTCGCCGCCGCAGTCGCAGTGGTCGCTCCCTCATTATGATAGTTGGTAGCTGACGCCGCCGTCAGCTCCTGCACTTGCCATTCCACAAAGATACCATTGCTGGTTTCTTTTTTTACGTTGCTGAAAATCGGTGTTTCAGCAGGGTCGATGCGGTAAATAATATCGGCGAGCTGTTCCTTTTCGCCGACTGCCGCGCTTGTCGCAAAAACAGTCATTGTAGTTTACTCCTTGGGCTATCTGCCCATTAGATAATTAACGGCGGCATCCACGGTTCCAGCGTCCTCAAAACGCTTTCTCGCTTGTTGCCGAGAACGTGTAGCAACTTCGCGCTTGGTTTTCGGGCGTCCTGCCTTAGCCATCTTTGGCGCCTCACGGGTGCGTTTTTTGGCGGCGGGTTTCTTCGACTGAAGATTGTCCCACTTCCACGCCTTGTAAAGCAATTCGATAGCCCGCGCGTCAGACGCGTTGGCGATCTCTTCTTCACTAAACCCAATACGACGCTGTGCGTACTTGATGACTTCCTGACGCTCATTCTCGCGAATGTCGTCATTCTGCCAGTCAGGTATGCGTTGCAACATATCGGCGCGCTGGTGCTGTAAGTGCTTTTCCAGATTGCGCTGATGATCCTGCATCTGCTGTTCTGCGACGCGTTGCCTTTCGGCTTCGACTGCTTTCTGCTGTTCCTTGTACTGATCCCATTCGGTCTTAGCTAGGAACAAGTCACGCTCGCTCATCGTTTCGGCTAATGCTCTCCAATCAGGTTCCTGCTGGACTGTCTGTTGGATTTGGGCGCTCAACAAATCAAGTTGCTGTGCGTAGGCGTCGCGCATTTGCTTAACCTCGGCCGCCTCTTGTTCAAAGGCTTTGCGCTGGTTAGCCAATTCCATCGACTTCCTAGTAAATGACTGCTGGCGCTGATACCCGTTTCGAAGCTCGTCTAAGTCTACCTCGATTTCCTCACCGTCAACTTTGACAGTGTATCTCTGCTGAGGCTCATCGACGTCATCGTCGTCATCATCGTAGTAGTCATCTTCGCCTTCACCGGCATCATCATCGTCAATGTCGTCATCCGGCGCCTCGTCGGCGTTATCGGTGGCGGCATCTAGTGCCTCTGCCTCTGGCTGTTGAGGCTCTTCCTGAGCCTCGTTCTCTTCTGCCGCAGTATCCGCAGGGGGATTGCTCAGAAGGGTTAATGCGTCATTCATTGATAAAGTGCCGGTTCCATTCGGATTGTCGACCATAATTAAATCACCTTATTTTGTTAAAAATAGTGCGCCTCTGCAAATCTTCCAGTTGCGCTTCGGCTAACTTACCATCCTCTACCACGCTTTGAAAATACCCCCTTAGGGCGCTAAGTGCTTGGCTTAGATTGTAAATACGCTCGCGTGCCTCTGCGTCTTTGACATCGCTCGACTTCCAAGCCTCGATAAACTGCGTGTCGAGGTAATCAAACGCCTCAACAAAAAGCTCATGCCTTAGCAGGCTGGCGGCCTTTTCTGCCCGCGCCTGCTTATCCCTTAGTTTGTGTTTGTCCATTTTATTTGCCAAAGTTGTACATCCTTCGTGCGTCAGCCTCTGTCGTTCGTCTTCCTTGTTGCTGTAGCTGTTGTTGTTGCTGTCTAATTCTTTCAGCCTCTTCGGCCGCCTCTTGCTCTGCCATTTGTTGTAAATAATCAGGAGAAATCGGTTGAGCCTGATAATTTGAGGCGCTGGCTTGAGGTTGTGCAACCGGGCCTAGCAAAGACATACCAGAAACATCTGGCGGGGCGCCAAAGTATGACGGCATAGTAGCTGTACCCATTCTAAACAATAGGTTTTGCTTCAGAAAGTCTTGTTCCGCCTGCTCACTTTCCATTTGTGGCGCAATATCCAGCAACCCCATACGGGCGTACCCAACAGGCCCTGTTCCGCCAACCTGACCAATCATTGGACTATACAAATTGCTAAAATATTCAGGCGTGTACGCTTCCTGCGGAATAGAAAGCTGACGAATATAATCTTCAGAAGATGGAAGCCCCATAAATCACCTATGATAAAAGTGTGTATCCTGTTAGGTCAGGCGCTTGGCGGAAATACTGCGGACGTGTAGCCGCGCCGCGCCGGAACGCCAAGTTAGCGGCGTTAAAATTCTGCGGTGTGCCAAAGCCTGCGCCGTAGCGATCAGCAAACAAACCCATACCCATAGGCGCGACGTCTAGCAACCCCATACGCGCATAGTCGCCAGCCTCATACGGGCCGGGTGTTGTGATCGGTGTGCCAAACGGCAAGTCGCCACCCATACGGCACGCCTGCAAGTCTTCGTCGAACATGTAGCCGTCTGGGCATTGGTCTTGCTCACCGGTCACGGGGTTGTATTCTGCGGGTACGATGTCTGAGCCATCCCCTTCTGGCCCCATAGCATTTGGGTCTATGCCAGCTACTAAATTACCGTCCTCATCTCTAAAGCCAATAACCTGACCCATATCATTTGATATCGCTCTGTCCTGCCTTGAAACAAGCATACCAACAGGTAATCCAGAAAAATCTTCTAAGTTATTTTTCCCAATTCCAAAAGCCGCAAGAGCGCCCAAATCTTTTCCGATTAAGTTACCAGCTAGGCTTCTTACATTTGCTAGTGTGATTTGTCCCAAAATGCCCGGTATCTGTTGAGCTTTTCTTTCTCGCCTGCTTAAATCTAGCAAAGACCTGTTCAAATCTTCAAGCGCCGCTATTTCTGCGGCTCTCTGCGCCTGCAAATTTGCTTGAACAGCCATCGCTTGCTGTGACGCTTCTCCCGCATCTATTTGACCCAAAGCCTCGCTTTCAGTCATTCCGGCAAATTCAGTTGTGCCGAATTGCGCTTGAGAGCGACCGGGTGACATTCCGCCGCCTGTTTTTCCGCTTTTTCCAGCATCGCCAAACGCACCAGCGCCGCCTGACATGCTGGATTCGCCGCGAGGGTCACCACCGTCATTCCCGTCATTGCCATCATCACCGCCAATACTACCCATATCACCTTGAAGCGACATCAGACCGCCGGGGCCACGGTTAGGCTTGCCATCTAAAGAACCATACAAGTTAGCATCAATAAGAATTTTTTGTTCTGCTGGAGTAATATACGCAAGCTCCGCCACAACGTGATCTGGGGACGAAAGCCATTGTTTTGGCACAGTAACCATTTCAGCCTTGCCAAGATAATTTGGGCCGCCAGCTTGGTTCACGGGTTTTGTTTTTTTGTTTGTTCTTTGATCTTGCCCCGAAGTGGCAAACTCACCATAAGAACCTAACAATCCTGACATTTTTTTCATTACTGCGCCCTCGGCAGGTTCGTTGATATTTCGGCGTCGGTCACTGCCTTAGCCACGCG